GTCCATTTGTGGGTCCTTGGTTAACTAACGAAGTACTGCGTTCCCTAAGTTCTAACTTGTTGATTCTTATAGGGAAAGTAGTTCAGTAGTTTGACTTCCTAATCTATTAAGTGGTTAGAACTAGGGGAAATATGTCCTATGGTCCATACCTACGGTATAAAAATGTGACGTATACATGGCAAATACATAAATAGGTTAAAAAGATTAGGAAGTCAAACTACTGAACTACTATTCTGTTAAAAATCAACAAGTTACAACCTCTGGTAATGCAGTACTTCGTTACTTCGTTTTGTAGTCCGCAGTCGACCGTCATACATCCGACCCCAAAGATGTGACCCAAGGACTGAAGACTGCCTGAGGAGAGGGCATAGAATTCGCTGATGTCGCGATTCGGACTAGTCCAAAAGCCGTGGGCGTACGTGAACATCCTCTGACTTGTCCTCCGGCGGACGAAAAGAAAGGGCCGCTTGCAAGTTCGGCCCTCGCTCTCCTTAACCGTCGATCGTGAACGTGAACGGCGCGTCCTCTTTAACCGGCTCGCCCCACTCGTTCGTACCGTATTGGTTCAGGTACTCGAGAACGATCCCGGCGGACTTCGCTTCCTTGACCAGAGTGTCGAATTCCTGTTTGGTCAACGGTTTCTGCCGGGCGAACTGCATATCCCGAGTCCCGAATCCCGTTCCTGCGGAATGTCCATCCCAGCTCGGTTCGAGGTAGTTCCTGAAGAACTCGGTGCCCTCAGTCCACGAGTCCATCCCTTTGCCGTTGTCCTTGAAACCGAGGTCGATTTCGTAACCAGTCGCGGGACCTTGACCATAGATGGTCTCGTCTCGCTCCAGATCCTCGCTGTGTCGGATCTGTTCCTGCTCTGTCTTTGTCATCTCGTCACCTCCTTCCGGTACAAGTGATGTTGGTACGCATAGAAGTCCGCCAACGCATCTTCGGTCTTTGGACCTGATGTGTCGAAGCCCACATCGCCCTTGCAGGTATCAATGAAGGCCTCTAAGTCCAGTAAGACCGCGGCGACCATCTCTTGCTGGGTCTTGGTTGATATTGCCATTGTCACCTCCGGTCTAATAGACGATGTACTGCACGATCACTGGGATCAGGGCTTTGGACATCGCCTCGATCTGGGTTGCACGAGTCCTGTAGAGGCGGTCTTGAGTTTGAAGGTCTCTGTAGTCCTCCGTGTCCGTCTCTTTGTCCTGCTCCATATCGCCCATGCACTTCAGCACTGTTTTATGTGCCTCGTGCAGGCCCCAGTAGTAGGTCTCTACTACCATGTGGGCCAACTGGTTCTTCTCTCGCTCTGTCATGACTACCTCCGTACCATCTTTATGATGGTATTTATATTATACCGTAGTCCCTTAGATGGTCACACGAGGTCACCATAACGTCGGACATAGTGATTTTACTGGGCCTCCGTCGCACGGGCTAGCGCATAGGCGGTTGTCGGACCGGGCCGTAGGTCATAAAATCCACTTTCAGGGTCATTCGGACTAGTCCTCGGGCCGGCGGACTAGGCCTATCATGGGGTGGCTCGGTCCTTGACGAACAAAAGAAAGGGGCCCTTTCGGACCCCTTGAACTTGTTACTTGGCTTTCTTGATGGGCGTGATCAGAACGTTTCTGACGTGTTGATATCTGATCCCCAACATGGCTGCGACTTCGGACCTGCTCTTGCCTTCGCCGGTCAGCTGCCTGATCGCCGAGGATTTGGTTCCAGCCTGGGCTACGAACTTGGCTGCATCAAAGTCGGCCGGCACTTGCAGTTTGGCTTTGTTGGACATATGACCCTCTTAAAGAACGTTGTCCTACCATTTGGTAGGTATGATCAACTATTGATCATACCTTTATTATAACACGGTCCCTATGCTGGTAGCAACATCATTCTGCGAATGATGCCATTCGGCACGGTCCCCGGGGCGACTAGGCCTCGGAGCTCCGCTGGCGCACGGGCTAGGGCAATAGCGCACGGGCCGCCCGGTCCCCTTGGGCATAAAAGAAACCCACCTTGTCGGTGGGTCTCTCGGACTACCAGTTCCAGTCCAGGGGTCTTGGCTGCCTCTTCTTCTGGCGCCACATCCTCTTGCAGACTACGCACTTCGCCCAGAAGAACCTGCGCGTCTGTTTAGAGAGGTCGACTCTCTTACCGCAGTGCCATCCGATCATGGTCTCCTCCTTCGCATCTCGTCCAGTTGCCCCGCGTCATAGCAGGCGTTCATAAGGTGGATGAGCCTCTTCACGTCCTCGTCGTTTTGGGCCAACTCGTAGCGGACCCGCTCGTACGCATCAGCGAGCGATCCGTTGTAGTCGGACTTATTCACGTCAATTCGGGTTTCCAAGCCCGGATATAGTTTCATGGTCTCACCTCCTTCGGGTTTTACTTCGCTCGGTTCCTACGCCACCAGCTACGGTTCCGTCTCCGGTGGGCCCCTAGACGATGTGGGTTGGGCTTAGTGACCAGCCTCCATCTCTGGGCGTCGTAGGTCTTCTTCTTCGCCCGATATTCGGGCGTACTCTTGTACCTTTTCAGGTACTCTTTACGGTCTTGGTTCATCTGTTCTCCTTGGCTACGGGCAATTGAACGCTCTTGGGTACTTCGGATGATCCCAACCTGCGCAATGACGGAGTTCGTGCTTTATCACACAGTCCCGACGTCCAATGGCGGACGGTGTCAGGATGATCCAACAGACCCCAGTTTCGGGATTCGGATCTCGGATTGTCCATCCGTGGACCTCTTCGGAATATGGGTTCGAGCCTAACTGGACAATCCTTGTCTCTTTCCAGTAGCCCACCTCTTTGGTAGGTTCCCAATAGTCGGGGGTCTCTACGGATGCACACCCCGTAAGGGCTACCGCTAAGGCCAACACTACAGGTCTAAGTCTCATATCCATACCTCTATTATATAGTAGTCCCTATCTAGGTCGCAAGAGTCACACTAGGGGCCTCTCCGTAGGCCCCCGGTCTACCCCCTACCCTATAGGACCCCCAGCACTCTGAGGGTAGGACGCACCAGGCCGTAGTAGATACATAGGCCCGATACCGCGCATGCTACTAGTACTAAGGTCATGTCCATCTCCTTGTCATGGTGGTAAAATAACCACCCTGTAAGGAGGGGATCTCTCGATCCCCTCCCTACCGGCTGGTTACTTCTGTTTCTTGATCGGAGTGATCAGGACGTTTCTGACGTGTTGGTACCTGATCTTCATCACCTTGGAGATGTCCGACCTCGAAAGTCCGTCAGCATTCAACTTCCTGATCACCGCTGACTTCGTCCCGAGTTCCTTGACCAGCTTGGGGACATCGTAGGTCACTTCAGGTTGTTTCTGGATCGGTTCCATAGTACCTCCAGTACTAGTAGGAATAATCGTTATGATCATTCATCTACTATGACTCTATTATATAGCCATCCTAATAGGATGGAAAGGAAATGTTTCTTATCGACAGATTAGGTGTGTGTATGAGATGGCCGTCAGGGGCTCTTAAAACCTAACCAAATCCTACAAAATTTTTGGCAACATTTCCGGGACCCCAGGGACCATCGAACAAATTCCTAGTCGACCATCAATGACCCTAAAATTCCTGTTGACATTCCCATAAACACGCTTTATAATGGAGATATGAACGCCCCTGCTCAAAGGGCTATGGTGGAGGTCAAGAGCCCTCACTCTACAGAGGCAGCGACTGCTCCAGTGTCGCGCCTCCCGTATAGGGCGCTCCTCCTCCAGCGAGCCAACCAAACAATACCGCAAACAGCGGAGGGTCTCCCCGTTGGCTTCTACAGAGCCGATCTCCTCCCCACAGCAGCGCAAAAGCCGGAGGAAGAGACACAGGCCTTGAAAATGGCCTACAGCGATCTGTCCTTCGAGTACGGGTACCCCACCTTACCGGACGGTCGCCCCTTCTGGCACAAGCTCGACTTCGAGCCTGGATTTGCCTATGGCTGCTTCCAGGTGTACCTCGAGCAGATCAGAGAAGGACCAAGAGAACTGTCAGAGCTAGCAAGCAGCGAGGAGCTCCTCGGACTGATTACTCAGGTGCAACCTCACGAGAGCAAGGCGAAATGGTCGGCGGAACAGTTGAACGCCCTTCTCTATGAGTTCAGCATTTTGTACTTGTGGCGAGCTCGAGCGAAAGCGCACGACATCTACAAAGAGGCTGCCTTCAGACACCTGCGTCTCAGACGTCAAACGTCGATCGAAGACGAGGACTATCTGATGGCTTCCAGTCTCCTCTCACAGCTCAGGGAGAAGGTCTTCAATGCGCCGAAATTCTTCGAGGACATGAATGCAAAGACGGCGGCCGATCTCCTCTCAAAATTGGTTGCGATACGACGTGTGAGTGTTGGTCTCCCAGCGGCTGGTCCTCTCTCCAACAAGGAGACCCCGGAGGACACAAGTTTCGAGATGATCATGCGTACGCTAGCTCAGAAGGCTGGACAGTCCGGTGCGGTGTACGAGAACGGTGGTGCAGGAGGACCTAACGGTAGCCGCAACATCTTGAACGAGGTTCTCAAGGACCCGGTAGCTGCGGAGCAGATGCAAGAGGTCATCATCCGTGTTACTAAGGTCCACCAGCAGCGCCTTGCGAACCCTAATCCCAACCAACAAGCACAAGGTCGTACGTTCACGGGTCGCGGACGCACGCAGGAGATCATCTCACACGAAGATCTAGCAGGTCCCTACGACATCTCAGGAGCTCCTGGTGAGAACCTGGGTGTGGATCTTACAAGCAGGGAAGTGAAAGAGAAGGGAGATAAGGGTGCTGATTAACCCTCAAAACCTCCCGACACAAACAGATCTGCAGCTCGCAGTAGAGGGTACTCTCGACCCTCGCTCAAAGGAATTCCGGGACGCAGTTAAGCTAACACCTGCCACCCTCGCGCACTATCGTACCCAAGGAAAGTGGATCCCAGCAGAGCACCTCTTGTACATCTCAAGTATCGTTGCACACGAGGTCTCGCAAGGTGACGCCCGTATCATCGTTGAGATCCCACCAAGGCACGGAAAATCGGAGGAGATCAGTGTCCATACGCCTATCTGGTTTCTGGAGCATTTTCCTTGGGCTCAGGTCATCCTCACAACCTATGCCGCCGATCTCGCTGAAGGCTTTGGTCGTCGTGTTCGTGATGGTTTCCTTCTCGATAGTGCTCCTGGAGGACAAGGACTCCTCACGACGAGGGTCCGGGACGACGTCCAGCGGATCAATCACTTCATCACAACCGAAGGCGGAGGAATGGCTTCGGTTGGGATTGGTGGCCCAATCGTCGGTCGTGGTGCTCACCTGCTCCTCGTGGATGACTATATCAAGAACTGGGTTGAAGCCTCCAGTGATCTGGTTTTGCAGAGCATCTTCGATTGGTTCGTCTCCACCGCCTACACGCGTTTAGAGCCTGGCGGTAGTTGCATTATCTTGGCTACGAGGTGGGCTCTTGATGACTTGATCGGACGTCTGATCAAGCAGGACAGAGAACACATGTGGCGAGTCATTCGGCTCCCAGCTATCGCAGAGGAAAACGACCCCTTAAACAGACGCCCGGGCGAAGCTCTGTGGCCCGAAAGATATCCCCTCGAGAAGCTCCGCCAGATCCGGGAGGTAATGGGCAACTTCATCTTCACCGCTCAGTACCAGCAGGATCCGCAGTCGATCGGCGAGACGAAAGCGAACGTGGAGATGTTCAAGATCGTCGACCAAATCGACAACCCTCAGTTGTACAGGTGGGTCAGGTCTTGGGACCTTGCAGCCACTGAGGCAAAGCGCCGCAAGAAGAAGAGCGACTGGACAGTCGGGACGCTCATTGGCACAAATGGTCGTCCAGGATCGCCAGTCGCTCAGACGGCTATTATCGACATGATCCGGGAAAGGAAAAATCCAGCAGGTGTCGAGGATCTCGTCTTGGCAACAGCCAAAGGAGATGGACCGGGAGTGCCGATCATTCTCGAGCAGGAGCCCGGAGCCAGCGGGAAGATCGCAGCGGAGCACCTCGCCACCAACGTCTTGAGGGGCTTCAATGTCACGATCAAGCCGCCCGCCGGCGAGAACAAGTTCATCCGAGCTCAACCGTACATCGCCGCGGTTGATCACGGACGTATCCAGCTCCTCCGGGCTTCATGGAACCAGGTGCACAAGGATGAGCTCAAGGACTTCCCCAGCGGACGATACGACGATACAATTGACTCCGCTGCGCAGGGGTATGTCCACTTACACCAAGGTGGTGACTCTTCACCGACATGGGGTCGTAACTCCATGGAGACTCAGACAGTAAGAGGTTCCCCCGAAAGCCAAGGTGTCATCACAGGTGCAACCTGGGGCCGCAGAATCGTCACCCCTAACTATTACGAGCAATAGGAGCAGAGGTCACAACATGAGCGAAGTCAAAGACAATGTAACCGAGCTCAAACCAGGTTTGCTTGCGCAAGCCTCTGCTCTCCTCGCTCGGTCGTTGCTAGCTGTCAGAGCGGGTTGGCAGTTCGGTGGTCAACGCAAGCTGTACGACGTGTATGGCTACCCGAAGCAACTCACCTTCCAGAACATGCTCGCAAAGTATCAACGACAGGACATCACAAGTCGTGTCGTCGACATGCCACCAGAGGAGATGTGGGCAAACCCCTACCCCCCGACGCTCAAGGAGATGCGCGCTGTCAAAGAGAAGTGGGACGACTTCGCCAATAAGCTCCTCTTGTGGCAGAGGATCATCCAAGCGGATAAGCTCCTCTCGTTTGCCCCATTTGCGGTGATGCTCATGGGCATGAAAGGCGAGTCTCAGACAAAGGCACCCAGAGTTTCGTCCTTGGACGACTTCCTCTACCTGCAGGTTTACGGTGGAGAGGACACCGTCGAAGTGAAGAGGTACGAGGACAACACCCAGAATCCCCGGTATGGGCAACCTACCTTGTACCAAGTGAAGGTTGGCCCAAATGCCGCACAGACCAGAACTATCGAGGTTCACTACTCCCGGATTATCCATATCGTCGATCGCCCCCTGCAAGGGCTGATGATGGGCGAACCTCGTCTAGCACAGGTCTACAACACCCTGGAAGACCTCTTGAAGATCGCCGGAGGCTCGGCTGAGTTGTACTGGATGACCGCAAATCGGGGTCTCCAGATCGACGTCGACAAGGACATGCAGCTCAACGCCACGGACGCTGCAGCCCTGGAAGATGAGCTTCAGGAGTATCAACACCAGCTTCGGCGCTTCATTCGGACAAGGGGTGTCAAAATCGAGCCTTTGGGCTCCGAAGTCGCTGATCCCAGCGGCGTTTTCGCGGTTTTGCTCGCCATTTTGGCTGGAACCACCTCGATTCCGCAGCGTATTTTGACGGGGGCAGAAGCGGGTCAACTTGCCTCCGAACAGGACAGAGCGAACTGGGCTCAGTACATCGAG